TGCACTTCCTCTAAGGTGTGATAGTGTAACCTCCTTACCATTCTCATGGCCTAAGTCTCCTGTTGGTCTCCTAAGATGTGATACTAATAATAAACCAACTCCTGTTTCTTCTACCAGAGAACGTAACTTAGTCATCAATACATCAATAGATTTTCTTTCATCTCCATCATCTTGTCCACTAACTAAGATAGATAGATGGTCTAAAAATATCCACTTACAATCTAAAGACTTTGCCATGTATCGAACTCTAGATAGTATCTCATCATTACTGATAGAACCAAAATGGTCAAAGGCAAAGAATCTACCAGAGCCAATCGTATCTTTTTGCCACTGGTGTAACTGCTCTTTTGAAAATTGATTTCGTATCTCCTTAATGTATAATCTTTGGTTAGCCTCCACTGACATGATATTAAATGCAGTGTTCTTTGTGCTCTCTTCTAGTGCTAGTATTCCTATGTTATCACTAGAATTTTTTAAGATGTGATGCATTAACTCACGCATGATTGAAGACTTACCCATGCCGGCACCGGAAGTAAATGTAACTAACTCTCCAGTTCTCATGCCATATGTTTTTTCATTCATGGCACTCCAAGGATATGGTATCGTTTCACAATACTCCTCTTCGTATAAAGCATCTCCTAGCTTGGCTAAGTTTACTATGCCTGCCGGTGTGTATGATTCTGCACTCCACCAATCTTGCACAAACTCCTTCGCTTTTCCTATCTTTAAATATTCGTTTGGGTCTTTGTGGTCAAGTCTAACTATCTTACATTTGTTAGGTTCAAATAGTTGTGCTACCTTTTGTGAGGCCTCAACCCCAGGTTTGTCTGCATCAAAACATACCACAACATTTTCAAAACTATTTAGATACTCCAAGTGTTGTTTACAATTCTGCACAGCACTTTGAACTCCATTCTTAATTGATACTACTGCCCATTTACTTCCTAGCATTTCATACACAGACATTGCATCTATCTCTCCTTCAACAATGGTTATGTATTTTCCACCGGACTTAAATAAGTTCTGGCCAAACAGTAAGGCATCTCCTATATCTCCTTGAGACCATATTCTTTTTCCTTCTACTTGGCGAATCTTTGTAGCAACATGGCTACCTTCCACATTGTAGTATTCGTAGTAATGGTGTGTAATCATACTACCATTTCTTTTTATCTTTGTCCTATACTTTCTGGCAGTTGGTTCTGATATTCTTCTATCTTGTATCGAACCATACTCTCCATTTACTTGGACTCGTTCTTGTATATCTACAACTTTCGTTTCCATTTTTGCCTCTCCTACATTATTAAATCTTTTCTGACAAGAGAAGCAGAAGGCATGCCCATCAGCATGGATATTATAACCATTCTTTGATTCTCCACAAGGGCATCTCCCTCTACTTATCCACTTACTCTGCATTACATCATACCCATTGCGTTAGATAAACCTATTGCAACACCTATGAGTGTATACCATAATAAAAATTCTACCACTTTATATTCCTTTCTAGTTATTTAAACGTATAATAAATCATCATAATAAATACATATAATACCCATAATGATAATAATAATATAAATATATTTATTATATATTTTAATAAATAATTATTAATTATATTATATATTATATATATATATTTATATATTATAGAAAACTTTTTCATAATGTCAAGAGAAATCTTTCAAAGCATTTATATAAAGTTCTTCAGCAGAATCTATATCAAGACCTATACTATTCCTACAATCTTGTTTTGCATATATCCTTGCCTCTTCATTAGAACAACCTTCTCTTTTATATTCTTTAAATAGTTTTCTATACATTTTCTTTTCGTCTTTATCCCATAAATTATTCATCATCTTCTTCCTCATTATAAAGAAACATACCTATATCATATGATATCTCATCTGCCTCTTTATCATCTAGTAATTCAGGCTTTTCATCTGATACTTCTATAGGTTCAAAACCTGTGTCTTCTTCTGTCCAAGTATCAATCATATTATTATCAATATATTCTTGAACCTGTTCCATACTCCAATCCTTTGGTACTTCTACTAAGGTTGAATATTGTACTTCTTTTTTACCTAAAATTCTATAACATTTTGTATCTACTGTCATTGTAATTCTCCTAATAATTATACAATAAAAAAAATAAACTTACAAGTAGTAAGGCCGGGAAAATATTATTTAACCATAAGTATTTATTTTGTTTAGTATCTCTAAAATACTTTCCGGTAGCTTTAAATCTTCTTTCTCTTGCCTTATCCACCTGTCTTAAAATCCTTTTTTAAATGCTCTGCATCTGGCATCTCTGCATCTCCTAACCATACACCATCAGAGCTGTTGGTGAGTTTTCTTCCATCATCTCTCTCAACTCCTATTTGCCTACGCAATTTATAATTCTCATCATTTAATTGTTTGATTCTAATATTAGCATTGCGTAACTGTTCTTGTAAATCTTTTACATTCTTTTCTAATAAGTTTATAAACACTGGGTCGTACATTATACACTCCTATTTTCTTGTTAATAAATATGCAAGTAGTATGATAAATATTCCTACTACTACTCCACCTAAAAAATAATATATCATTAGTATTTGTTCCATTAATTCACTCCTTCAATCGTTACTCCTTCTTGTTGAGCAAAAATCATATCTACTCCCCAAGATTTCAAAGTTTGTAATGCTTCTTCTTTTGTTTCAAACTTCAGTATATTATTCTCCTCATCTACGAGTTGGTCAACCGGATATGTTTCAGTCCATTTAGCTTTTCTTAGCCGGTTAATATCGTTATATCTATGATGTGCTATCACATACATCTTTATCTCTCCTTCTATTATACTTCTTTTTATTCTTCACAATCCTCTGCCTATATCTTGTGTCAAATAAATTTTTTGCTACAAGATTTGGTACTCTTACTATAGGTTTTATTTTTGTCATACAAGTATCTAGATTTATTATATCATACATAATCATTTTATGCAACTACTCATCTTTATCCTTCAATAATTTTCTTGCTTGTACTAAAGCTCTTTTCTCTGCAAAGGATATCACTTTCTTCTCTCCGGATAGTGCACCTATCTTTGGAAGTTTAGTGTCCTCCACGAGCTTTATATCCGGTTTAAACGATACTTCATCTCCAAAGAAGTAATCCTCTAGCTCATGGAATCCTCCTATATGTAGAAAGATTTGTGGCACAGTCTTATGACCGGCTTGTTTAAATCTCCTAACCTTCTCTGCAGTATCTAGTTCTCTCTCTTCGTATACTTCGCCGGCCTCATCTAATAAAGACTTTGCCTCTGAACAATAGATGCAGTTCTTTTGTGTGTATATAATATATTTAATCATTTAAGTCCTCCTCCACTTTGCTTGGGTCATATGCCTCTGGGTCTGTATGGCATACATAATCGCTATGGTAGAATTGTGTATACTTACCTTCATCTGCTCCATATTCTCCTATACCACCTTTTTTCTTTAGGTCATAATGATTAATAGCTTCTTGAAAAGCATCTTGTAATCTTATTATATCTCCTAGATGTATATACTCCCACGCACCTTCGTTGATTGTATCATCTATAGCTTTTAGTTTATTAATTAAGTTTAATGTTACTGTATCTATCTTTGGTTTAGTGTTATTAAACTTCTCTTCTATATTTTTTAAGTTATAAGCATATGAAAGTATATCCTCTTGTGTATATCTTTCAATAGCATTATCTCCTACTAATGATTCCATTAGTTGTTCATATTTTTCTTTATACGTCATCTTTATTCTCCTCTATATGTAATCCATGATTATCTTCTAGTTCTACTCTGGTTGCTTTTTTTCCTATGGCTTTTATTAAAAACTTTTCAGCATCATTAACAGTATTAAAAAGAATAATATCTTTTTTATCATCTACTGCAAACTCTTTACCATTTAATCCAATACCCTCTGGGTGTCTGTATATTCTATACTGCATCTTCATTCTCCTCTATACTGGTTATATAAAATTCTTCACCAGTAGGAATAAATAATCTCTCTGATTCATACTGGTCACTTCTCTTCTCTGCACTCTTCCTATCTTGAGCATTAATATCTTTACGATAGTAATACACCTTCTTAGCATATAATGTATACTTAGCCATCTCTATCCTCCTCATTGTATATACCTACATCAGCTAGGCATTGTTCTACTGCATTTAATATCTCTATAAATATATCTTGTCCTTCTTCAGTATAACTTGTTTCTTTGCCGGCCTTATCATAAACAATATAGTTATCATAGTCTTTACCTAACTTCATCTGCATAATTTTATCTGCTTGTTCACAAGTATACTCTATGTATTTATCTGCACTTAAATAAACATTATCCATTTTGTACCTCCTTGTTAGGATTATCTACACAATTATCTA